GCGACACCCCAAGGCACGCTCGATTTCAAGAGCGTCGATAAGGTGACTTTCGTCGGGACTTCATCGAATACGGTGATCGATACGACCACAGGAAGCCTCGGGGTCGGTGTTGGTGTTAATGGGCCTACATCTAATTTACACGTGGTGGGCCATACCCGCCTCGAAGGTGACATCAACATGCTCCACACTTCCAATAACGCGGCGATCAAGTTGAACTCCAATGTGGTCACTGAGTTTAGTAGGTCTAAAAAGCTTATTAAATATCCGAGGGTGGCTATGACCCAAAACGCTTTGAATAATGGGTACGCCGCCGAAGCGTCTACTGAAAATGATGGAACGTCAACTGGACAGGCGTACCGTGCATTCGACGGTATTGTCGCTGGTGAGCGTGGGTATCACTCGGCTATAACATATTCGAGTGGATCCACGTATACCGGGTCTGCGAGTATTACCGATGCTCACGGAACCCAGCACCAAGGTGAATGGATTAAACTTCAAATGCCCACAACAGAAAAGATGAAACTATCGGGGTTCAGTTTTTCGCCGAGATACATTTCCGGTTCTGAATATCATCACAGAGCACCGTATAAAGGAGTCTTTCTAGGTAGCACGGACGGAACAAATTGGTATCCTATACATTATTTTGATAATGTTACGGTACCTGAGCTCACGACTGTTTCAAGAACATTTGAAAACAATACAAATGACTATTATAATCATATAGCTCTCGTAGCATACGAGGTTGGTCCCAACGCGACTGGTAATGTCCTAAACTTTGCGGAAATGGAACTCTTCGGTCTCCCCGAATACGATCCCGACGCCGATGGTGTGGATGTGAAGGTCACCTCCTACCCCAACGTCCCCAATACGGATTGGTTGGAGGTCTACTATGATGCGAAAGAGAGCTCGAGTTACCCTGGCACTGGGGGGACTGTACTGGATCTGAGTGGGAACCAAATTAATGGAACACTCAATGGGGGTGTTGGTTTCGACTCGGAGTATAAGGCGTTCACTTTTGACGAAGCTGATGATTACATCACATTGGACACGGGAAAAACTGGTAACTACATTTTCTCGGTGAGTTTATGGTTTAAGTCGTCCGGGAACAGTATAGAAACACTGTTTCATATGAACGGTGATTACGCGACCAACAACACAGTTTGGATCAAAGGTGATGCAACAAGTTTATCTATTGGTTTTGTAAATAATGACTATTCTTGCGATACAGGTAAGGAGATAGCGGATAATATGTGGCATCACGCTTCTTTTGTGTATAATGGAAACGGAGAAAGTGGACGCGATATATACTTAGATGGTATACATCTCGGTGGTTCGCTAGTGGGGAGCAGTGCTGGTGATAACCTAAATCTCACAAGTACGTCGTCTATTTCGCGAATTGGTGCGTTAAACCATTCGTCGTTGGGAATTATTCATGAATTTAAAGGTTCCATCGCCAATTTCCGTCTCTTCAACCGAGCTTTGTCCCAAGATGAAATCTACCAACTCTACGCCTATCAGAAAGAGTATTTCGGACATGGGGACTTGTCCATGACCCTAAAGGCTGGAAGGTTGGGGATTGGGACGTCGGAGCCTCGAGCGGCTTTGGATGTGAAGGGGGACATCTACGGTGGGTGTCCAGTGTATTTTAATGTAAGGTGTAGCACAAACGCCGCAGCGGGTATAATTCCCTGGGATATTATAACTGAATCTAAAGGCGGTGGTTTCGATACTACAACTGGCACTTTCATAACTCCTTTGACTGGTGTTTATAGTTTTTCTTATTCTATACGAGAACGTGATAACAATGCCAATTTATATACATATTTGGTAATTAATGGTGTTGAGGATCCTGTTTTCGGACGCTTATATTGCCGTAGTAATTACGCGCATTCAGCTATTACATTTTTAAGATTCATGAATCAAGGTGACACACTTGCAATTGATTTGAATGGTGGTGACATGGCGAACAGTTATAATTCATTTTCTGGTCAATATATATCTAGTGTATAAGTATGAACCGCTTCACAAAAGAAACTCTCATTCGAGAAACTTTAAGAGTTCTATGTCCAGACCTGACCAGAAATTTCACCTGGCTCGACACGTATGAGTCCATAAAGTTTCCCGAAGGATACGAAAAACCCCCAAAGGAGGAGTTTGAGGCAAAACTCCAAGAACTCGTCGATGCTCAACCATGGAAAGAACTCCGCACCGAACGCAACAAGCGTCTCTCGGCGTGTGATTGGGTCGTCACTCGAGCGACATCTACAGACGCACCTGTCCCTGAAGAGTGGAAGACGTACATGCAAGCCCTCCGCGACCTTCCATCTGTGACCGAGGACCCAGTCAATCCCGTTTGGCCCGTCCCTCCCGAGTGATGTATCACTCGTTCTTTTCCTCCAAAGTGCAACCCACTTTGCAAGAAAAACATCCCGAGTGGCTCCGCCACTCGTATCAAACAGACGAAACCCTTCGGGTTTCCACCAGTTTAAAAAAACCTCCCTTCATAATAGATATGTCGCTGGAACAGACGATCGATAATCTACAGATCCGGAACGCGAACATGGTCACATTCGTCGGCACGTCGAATACCATGGTCGATACGACGACGGGTCGCATCCAGACGAAAGGTATCCAGCACAATTCCAACGTGATTACGGACGTTTCGGGTCCGCACGGACGCGGGGTCGCGACGCTTAAGAAGTATCCGGAGATTGTTTTTGATGAGGGGAAATTTGATGGGAATGACTCGACGAATACCTATGTCCAAGCGGGGTATACGGTGAGTGCGAGTAGTGTTCACTCGGAACCATATCAACCATGGAAAGCATTTGATGACAATATATCTAACAACACCGGTTGGTTACCAAACTTTACTATCACCGATCACAATTACAGTGGGTCAGAATTTTCATATAGTCCAACCGGTACGTCATCACTGACAACTAATACAAGTGATGTCATAAATGGAGAGTGGTTGCAAATAAAATTACCGTCAAAAATACAATTAAGTAGTATTGTATTACACGCTAGAAGTGGAAACTCTACTCAAATACCCGAAGATTTTAAGGTATTAGGAAGTAATACTGGTATAGATGGGAGTTGGGTAGTGTTGGCTTCTTTCTTAGACGAAAGTGGTGCTGTAAATTCTGGAACAGAATATGACATAAACGCATTAAGTTATTATAACTATTATGCAATAATTACAACACAAGTCGTTGGAGATGGTGGGACTAACTATGGATTAAGTATTGCTGAGTGGAAATTATACGGCTACGAAGAGGACCCACCCGCGGGTGACCATTCGGTCGATACGACTTTTAAGTCCCGCTTTAATAACCCCCAAACGACAGGGGTCCAAGTCCTCGTCGATGGTGCGACGGGGGTAGGGACGAACCAGATTTCGGGTGGTCCCGATCCTTCGGGGAACCAATCGACGTACGTCACGGACGGTAAATACTGGACTCTTAACGGAACGCTCACATCTAACCTTTCCGTGGAGGCAAATACATTCTTGGAGGGTGACCAACCCCACGCGGTCTCCGTGTGGTTCAATTCTTCTAATTTGGAAGCGAACGTTTCTAACACGTGCGTTTTCTCCATTGCCTCGGAGGAAAAGTTGGATTCCGTGAACTTGGATCTTCAATCGAACACATGGCACAATCTCACGTACGCGTACCAAGGTGAAGGTGGTTCCCGAGTAACCTACTTGGATGGACGTAAGGTCTCGGAGGACCAAGCTGAGGACACCTTCGGGGACTATCCACCGTTCGCGATGACTGGGTACAGCCAGGGTGGGTATGTGGCGAGTACGAATAACTTTTACACAGCTGCCAATAATGAAAGAGACCCATGGCGAGCTTATGACGGATTGACTGATTCCGATTCAACGAATTGTTGGGGAACGAAAACAGTTGATTCGTTTCAAACATCTGGTGAAGGTCTCGCACAAAATAACACGAGTGGTAATCCTGACACGTTTATAGATGAGACTGGCACTTTACACACAGGTCACTGGAACAAAATAGAACTTCCACATAAATTACAAGTTGATTACATTTCTATATATTGTGAACTTAACGATGTCAGAGTTCCTGGAAAAGTAGCTATATTGGGCAGTAATGATGATGAAAAATGGTATTTGCTTAAAGATGTCACAACAAATCTCGATTTTACGACAGCTACACCACAAGTAGTTCCCATGGAAAATAATAAAAATAAAGGGTTTAAATATTTGATTTTAGTAGTTAAAACAGTTCCATCCCTCAACGGAGCTGTTACAATCAGAGAGATTTCCTATTACGGCCACCGCGAGAACGACTTGGTTCGTCTTCCCGATCCCACTAGGGTCCTCAAGTATCCACACATTGCGATGACGGGTCCGGCCCAGAGGGGGTATGTGGCAAGTGCGAGTTCATTTTATAATTCCGGTACGGAACCAGAACATGGTTTTGATGGAGTATTAACCAGCAGCGGTCTTAATCATACATGGGAATCGGGTCCACGGACGGGTTCGGGTAATGGACGATACACAAGTGGAAGTACATTTAATACATCATACCTTAATGAAGTTCCACCATTAGGTGAAGGTGGTTTTCAAACAACAGAAAGCTCTAATACATGGACCGGTGAATGGTTACAAATAGAATTACCCCATTCCATCAATACAACAAAGTATGTTTTTGGAAATGCGGATGGTAATTCACAATGGAATGATAGAATTCCAACGAGTGGAGTGATACTCGGTAGCACAAATGGTTCAACTTGGAATTTCATTCATCAGTTTTCGAGTACCCTAAAAGATCAAACTCTCACAATTTCACATACAGGTTATTACAAATATTTCAGACTTATCGGAACAACAGTCGGTGGAACTCAAACGATAATGCTCATACCCGAATGGGAACTCTACGGTACAGGTGTCGACAGCGTCCCCATCCAGATCGGTGGTGGGAACATCGACCGCGTGGCCAACTTTAGGGTCTACGACAAGTTTATAGAGGAGGATCAAGCCCTCGAGATTTGGGACGCTCAAAAGGATGAGTTTGGACGGGTGAAATCCTCGATGACTTTACAGAAAGGTCGCCTCGGGATAGGGACGGACGAACCCGAAGGAAGGTTGGCGGTCTTGGATGAACCCCACAACTTGGAGGAGTTTCCTCCTAGGGCTATGACCGATTACAAAACATACTTCGAGGGGCATGGAGAGTTTTGTGTGAGTGCGAGTAGTGAATATACCACGAGTCCGAGGTTAACGTGGAAAGCGTTCAATAAAAGTTCGGAAAATATTGATGATGGGTGGATGCCAGATAGTTTTGTGTATGATGCAACAAGTTCTGGAACCGCTGCAGGAACTACACCCACGTATAACGGCACACAGTCTTTAGGTGGAATTGGTGGCGATTGGATTTCCCTCGAGTTCCCGTATAAGGTTAAACTTAACGGATTCAAAATAACATCATATCATGTCGGTAGCAGTTTTAGGGGTTTGAACGATGGGTTTTTACTCGGACGCAATGATAAAAATTCTGAGTGGACACGAGTTCACGAAATCACGAATTTATACGCCGTATACGGTGTGAGAGATGCAGCTCAATTATCCGCTGAAATTAGTTTCACAAACGATGATTATTATAATGAATACGCGTTAATCGCGACATCTACCACAGGTGAAACTATTTGGACGGCTATGGAACTCAAATATTTCGGCACCCGTGAGCAGGGTCAATCCGTCCTCCACGATGGCCAACTGACCCTCACCAAGAACCTCAACGTTCCCCGAATTGGGCCGGCCCTCGACGCGGACGATACACCTAGGCGGGACCGGCTCGTGGTGGAATACAACACCTCGACCAACCCCACCTT